CCGCTCGCTTACACTTATTCAGACCCGTACTTGTCCCCACTGGCCACAGAGGCACGCGAGACTAGAGCTATCGCTGACCTAGCGGAAATAAATTTATTCAGCCAGGAACACCTTGCTAGACTTGTCCCGTTGCGGGTCTACATCATCACCTGCCTGGAAAGTGTCCAGCGTAGCGATGACGCCTTCTCGGTTAAACTAGCCGCGTATCGAAGGGAATACGATAACGCGCTTTCGTTAGCAAAAGCCGAGACGCCAGACATTAACGGCCACCCGGCGGCTCTTTTGTCTGTGGAGGTTGAACGTGGGTGACATAAAAAGCATACTTTTAGAGTTAGTAGCAAATCTTGCTACTATCCCTGGCATCGCTACCTGTAAGCTAGGTATTGAGGCAAACATGACGGCCAGCGATTATCCAATAATCCGCGTGGTGCCGACTAAATCGAGCGGAGCCAGCACCATAGGCCGGCGGGCGGTTGATGCAACCATCTATTTCGGGATGCCGATTCAGGAATTTAATGGCCTTGCAAATCTTTATTCAGCCTTGTTTGATTTGGAACGTGACGTAGTGGCAAAGGTGGAGGCCGGCGGCGAAACCTTCAGCGGCAAACATATCGACACCTTCATGGACGAGGATCGCATCGCCGCTTATAAACTTATGGCGTGCCGTGTACGTCTCGACGGCTAACGATAATTCGCTACACTTCCCCGACTAGCTTTGGCGGCGCGTCGCCATAGTACGCGCCCACTACACTCCCGCCTGACACCGCTGCATTGTACTTTGCCCTACTCCCGAGCACCCGCGCCCCTTCCTGTTTATCCAATGCTTCTATATATCGGCGTTCCGCATTGCTATCAAAGTCGGCCTTGGCACCGTACAAATCCACACGAGGAACTAGTATGCACCGACAGAATGGATGAAACGGCGGCAATGGCGCGTCGTTCTTGCTATACACGCCACGGCCAAGCCCGTAAGCATCTAGTCCTGAGTGATAATCGCAAATATCTGTGCGCGGGTGCGTCTGCGACATACGTACCTGCACCCATTGGACCGCAATATCGTCCTTCATTTTTTTGGCTTTTTCTTGCATTCTAGCCCTATGTAGCTCAGTCTGAGTTATCCGGTCAGCAAGGTACCTGTTGCGTTCATGAACGGCTACATCTAGCTTTGTTTTGAGCACGCTACTGGCCGCGCCTCGTTCAATGGCGTCAATTGCCTGAATATATGCAGCGCGAAGGTGCGGGGTTTTTAGTTTACCGGCTGTTAGCTTAGCAAACGCATTTTCGTATTCCTTGGCTAATGGCTTTATTTGCCTGATATACCTCGGCAAATTGACTTTTACATCCAGCACGCCGCCGAGTTTATAGCCCTCATAAATTGCTAGAGAAGTTTCCCTCGCACTTCGCACCTCCCGGACGTGTCGCTTGAGGATGCGCTCAACATTTATGGCCGTCTCTTCTTCCATTCGATATAGGCGCTCGGATAGTGTCACCCTCCCGATTTCCATTACAGAAATATCCGGCACGTACCCAAGAATTTTAGATAGCGCATCCCGAAGTTTTGACATTAGTTTCCCGCGAAACTTGTCAAATGCCTCGGATACCGCTTGGCGGGCCGATATACCCGCCGCAATTTTGTCTGTAATCTCGTCCAGTGCTGCGCGTGCAGCAAGATCAATATCTGATCGCATAGTGTCCTTATAGCGTCTGTATAGTGAAGCCGGCGAAGTCCATTGGTTGCGTGCCTGACATCCAGTTCAGTGCCTGGGTCATAGAATCGACCCTATTATCTTGCTTTCCTTTCGGGAACATAGCACACTCTTCCGTGAAGTCCCCATTCCACTCGCCTTCTACAATGCAGACACGCCCCGCCTCGACCTGTGGTGTTACGGCGTGCGCTCTCGCAATTTTATTATTGTCAACCCCGATTGCTAAGACCGGAAGCCGCGTGCCACGCTTTAGCTCCTGGATGAGCGACTGGCCGCTGGCTTTATCTTCGACTAATAGTGCGTGCGGCCTATACGTTAAAGCGAGTTCAATGACCTTGCGCTTAAGGTCTGGGTATTCGAGCCGCCCCGCCCAACAGTGCAAGAGGTGATATTCCTGCCCGGTGTCGCCCCATGTTGTGCACGCGCTTTCGTCATTATCCGCATCGGTCTTAAATCCGGTGTCCCATGACTGGACGATTCTGATATACCTAGTGGCCGCGCTCACGTCTGCCGAGATATAGCGCCACCATGCGCGTTTGATGATGCCACCCTCAGCCGGCGAAGGATTCTGCTGTAACTGGCCTGATGCGCCATAACTACCAAGCGCCGACTTTATGCTGCAAATCGAATCAGCAGGAAACTGTTCCGGCCAAAGTAGTTCACCAGGCTCGGTTCGCGGGTCCTCGAATCCGATTGATGTGCGACACTTACGTGCTGGCTCGTACTCCGCTGGAAGGCATAAATGCTCCCATGTGCTGTCGTTTGATAATGCCCATCCGGTCGGGTCATCCTCATGTAAGCGCTGCATAATGAGGACTTGCGCGAAGTCGTCCGGGTTAATACCTCGCGTTGACATGGCTTGCATGTGCCCAATTGCCTGCATTCGCATAGCGCTTGAGTGCGCATCGTTAGCGCGTAGTAAATCATCAGACACAGCACGATGTACGCGCTCACCGGTGCCAAGCCCGCCGGTTGATGAGGCTACGCGGAAACCCGTCTCTGAATTTTCGAGCCGTTTTTCGTGGTCTTTTGTCAAGGTGATTCCGAAGTTGTTCACATACCAATCGGATTTGAGCATAACCCGCATTCTGTTCGAATCGCGGACTGACAGATCGGATGAGTAGCTCGCAAACAGCCAGCGCGTGTATGGCGTGCGTATCCACTCCCACGACGGCCAGAATACGCACACCATCAACGACTTCATATGCCCCGGCGGCACATTTATGACTAATTTCTTTATTTCTCCGTTTGTTACTGCCTCAAGATGCTCCGCGATGGCCTCAATATGCCAGTTCTGGACATACGGAATATGAGGCTCTACCACGTGCCACCCGTACTTAACAAAGTCACGAAGGCTTCGGCGTGCCTTCTCCGCTTGGACGCGCTCGATGTCCGGTGGATTGACGTGATCGCGCCCGGTCATTGATTTTCGGTGACGCCGGCTTTTTCTAGTAGTAATTCAAGCGCGTCTAGCTCTTTGTTGGATAGTTTGGTCAAATCGTGCGTATGCTCCACCTTCACCGCGCCACCGTCGCCACCGACGATGCCAATGTTTTCGCGCCATCCCGCTTGAGTCCGCAGATAAAACTGTATGCTCCTCGCGTCTAGGTTGTTGATTGTCGCCATGAGCTTCTGTGCAACCAATCTAACGCCCTTGGCTTTCCCCCGGCTGATTGCTTCTAACAGGCCCAATTCAGGCCTAGAGTGTATCCAATAATAAAAAGAACTTATCGGCCACCCAAGCGCGGCGCAAATCTGTTGAGTGTTCATTCCGAGCGCCCCCATCGCTTCAGCCTCCGCGATTTGTTCAGGCGTCACCTCCACCCTGTAATCTGTTGGTTTTTTCTTTGGTGCCGCCTTGTATTTATTAACCCTTTTTGGTATTATTGGGCTAGGTTTTTTTTGCGATGCCATAAAAGGGTTCTCAGAATGGTAATGTACACAGTAGGATATTCAAAAATGTCCTCAGCCAGTCATTTGCTTACACTGGCTGATGACCTGGACGCAGTCATCATCGACGTGCGTGCCAGGCCAGTATCCCGCAAGCCTGGCTTTAGCAAGTCCAACCTAGTCAGCCTGCTCGCTAGCAGGTATGAGTGGCATGGGGACGTGCTTGGGGGCCGCGTTAAGGGTCGGGGCCCCGGGGTGACAAAAGAAGGGATCGATCTGCTGCGCAGTCGCGGCGGCGAGAACCTAGTGCTCATGTGCATGGAGCATGAGCCGTGGCTGTGCCATCGCCGTGGGGAAATATGCGCGCCATATTTCCCCGACGCCATCCATATCATGGGTGACGAAGGTATCGTAGAGAGGGACCTGGCTGTCATCTTGGCAGATTTAGGTTAGTCTTTTTGCAACGCGCATAAGGCGCGTATGTCCTGGCCGGACTGGTACCGGTTATCGGGTAGTTTAGCGCTAGCGACAAAGTCGACCAGGTCGGCGTTATCTCTGAAGATTACGACCATGTAATAACTGGTGTCGTTCTTTTCCTTGTTGCCCCCGCGGATTTTATCGTATTGGTCTCTGATTAAGCGGTAGCGTTCCTCCGCCGCCTCGATGTCGCCTTGGCTAATAGAATTCTCATCAACGTCCCCGCCGAGCATAGCGAAAATATCGGATGCCTCAAACCCCGTGCCGGCTAGGTCTACATCACCATCGCGTAACATCCCGGTCAGCTTTTCTATATCCCAATCCCCCATAGCTGACGAGTTGTTTAGCAGGATGTTAAGTTCCTTCTCCTTGCTTTCAGGTACATCTATGACGGCGACCGTCAAGCGGTAATCTGATGTACCCATTATCGAATCGAGCACGCTAAGTCGCTGATGGCCGCCGACAATGTTTCCTGTGTGCCGGTTCCAAGTTACGGGCGACACCAGCCCATGACGCTTTAGACCGGCTTTTAGTTTTCTCTTTTGTTGGTCGCTTAAGATACGTGGGTTATACGGGGCCTGCTTCAGTTCGGCGCGATTCATCTCTGTCGTAACAAATGCCTCCAGTCCGGCATCCCGCAAAGTTGAAACGTTTCCACTATTTTTGGCCTTAACCATAGAATTTTTCCCTGTAGATCGGGGCTTCGGCGTACTTAAAAACAGACAACAGACGGGCGAAGTCGGCAGGATAGTTGTCTTTTAACCAAAAAAGTTCCTTAGACACAAGTGAAATACCTGCCGCGTTCATGCCTGACGAGTCCGGAATTGGAATATTGCGTGACTTCAGATACCCGAATACATCGTGTTTTGTCCAGCAGGCTAATGGGTTCAGTACGTCAGTCCAGCTTTTTGTGCTGGTGATAAAACGCCGCCGCCAAGGACTATCTGAGAGCTTCGCCCCGGTGATAACTACCCCGGCATTAGCATCAAGCCTCGCTTGGGTATATATATCCCGTAGTTTCCACTCTGGTAACATCTGTAGCTCGTACCAAGGGTCGCAGTACACGCCGCTACGCATGTATTTAGTGGATGTCCAGTGAGGGTATTGCCGGATTTTGATGTTATATTTAGCCTCAGCAAGCGCCAGGCTGTTGTCTATAACCTCCAAACCGGGGACGAGGTACATAAAAAACGCCTCGACACGTTTGAACGAGCGGACACACATGTCGAGAATGACACGCGAGTCTTTCCCGCCCGAGTAAGCAACTACACACGCATCATAGCGCTCCGCTGCTTCTCGAAGTATGCGAATCGGTTCATCGAATCTACTATTACCCATGGCATCCCGTCATGGCAAGCCACCATCACGGCGGCAAATCTATCAGGCCCGAATGGCCTGATCGTATTTCATACGTAACGCTGATTAGCCCTCGCCACCGGCAGCGATGCGCTCACGTGCAGAAGTCTGCTGGCTAACTATCTTTCTGGCGCGTTCAGGCGTAACGACACGGATGCCGCTGCGCGTCTTAACTTCGACGCCGCCGCGAGAATCCAATTTGAAAAATTTATTACCGATCTTGACTTTTGTTTTGATCTGCCTCTTTGCCATTTGTATGCTCCAATCTAGTTGTATTCACACACCGGCAACTTTAACACACCCGAGGCAAAAAAGGCTTTTTTTTGCTACGCGCTGGATTTGTAGCCGTAGCCGGTATTTTGGCCCATCCGCCGGAAATGTCAACCCTCATCCTGTAATAGCATCGCGCTAACCATAATGTTTATTTTTTTGTTTATTCTTTTTTTGTCGCGTGGTACGCTTGGAATACGTTGTACCACTGTAGCCGATGATCTAGCGGCAACAGTTAGCCGGCTCCTGTTTTATCCGGTGCTTACAATAGGCATTAGCTATCAACAAAGGCACAACCGCTAGAACCTGCATAGCAGGCCAATACACTTTTTTGTTTGATTTTGAGATGAGGGTGAACAATGTCAATCAGCGCATTAGAATTTTTGAATCTGTACGGGAGCACCGTCGTGCGTAAAATCTGCGCCGAAGCGGGTACGACATATGCTTATTTTCAGCATGTTGCAAAGGGCCGGAAGCGCTTCGGTATCGACCTGGCGCACTCCTTCTCGGTTATTTCTAGCCGGTACGCGACACGCGGCCATGAAATCGAGGTTGCAAGCCTTCGCCCGCTGCGAAGTATCACAAAGACGCAAGCCAAACGCATCCAACAAGTAGAGGCCGGGCGATGAGTTTCGATTCCCTAAAATGGGCTTGGGACCAAAACGTAGAGTCGCCAGGGCGCAAGATTGTGCTAATAGGACTAGCGCAGTTTGCGGATAGCGATGGCTTTTGCTTCCCTTCACAACGAACACTGGCCGAGCGGACAAGCCAGACGGAACGTACGGTACGTAGCCATTTGGAGTGGCTCGAAAATAATGACTTTATCAGCCGCGTACACCGGCGGCGTGATAACGGTTCACAAACGTCTGACCTCATCCAGTTGCACCTCGATAAGGCTGGCGTATTCGCAAAAGAATACCAGCGGGCTGAATTAAACGGAAACGAAACGACAATACCAGAAAATTTTACCGGCAGTGCCACCGGAAAAAAACAGCAGCCACCGGAAAAATTTGCCGGTGGTACCACCGGAAAAATTTACCCCCCCCCCCGGAAAAATTTGCCGGCCCTTAATAAGTCATTTAATAACTCACTTAAGAAGAAGAAGGAGATAACGCGCGCGAGCTTTGATTTTGAAACTGGCAAATTCTCAAACCTTGGTGGAATTCACGATCTTTGGAAGAATGCTTACCCGGCTGTGAATGTTGATGCCGAACTCAAAAAGGCGGCTATGTGGCTCATCTCAAACCCCAAGAACAGGAAATCAGACTATGTCCGGTTCTTAACTGGGTGGTTATCCAGAGCACAAGACCGCGCACCTCGTGAATCTGTTGCACAATCAAAAGGATTAAATTATGGAAACAAACTTCAGCAGCAAGCCGATACCATCGCCGCGCTCACCGGACGGGACAACGTCAAACGACCCTATGACCTCGATTCCTTTGCCGAGCGCCTGGATTGACCGTATTTTTTCAGAGTTTTCTGCCATGTATGGGAAACACTTTGCCAACATGTGGTACGGGGCCGACGTTAGTGCCGTAAAAAACACATGGGCGAACCGACTGGCTGGCCTATCCGGTGCGCAAATAGCGCACGGCATGAAAATGTGTGAGCGCTTGAATTTCCCGCCGACCATGCCCGAATTCAAAGCCATGTGCGTCGGTGTTGATTACCAAGGGTCATTCAACGAGGCCGCACGGCAGCAATACAATCGCATAAACGGCACGGATAAATGGCCGAACCGCGCCATTTTTTGGGCTGCGCAAAAATTTGGGCCTCATGACCTGATGCAGCAGTCTTATGGGCCAAACGCGAAGCGATGGGCGGCTGTCCTCGATGAGCAGATCGCTTTAGCGCCATCGCTGCCGCCCATTCCTGAACCACGTATTGCTATACCGCCGCCAGGCGGCGAGACAATCCCAAACGAAGAACTAAGAAACCGATTAAAAGCGCTAGTCGGAAAAATAAAAAGGGGAACGGCATGACTGTCCCGACCTTCCAGGGTGAGGTCCAGCTAGCTGGCTGGCGTGAGTCGCACAATTCTGGCGCGACGGTTACATTTTGGCTGCCTTGCAGTGACGACCTTGGCCCGTTTCGCGGATTAACTGCCAAGAAGGGCGGTTTAGCCGGCCACCGCTTCGCGTGCGTACTAGTTGAAATTGGCGATGATGAAACGCCCGTTGACAAGTCTCCATCAACGCACAAGCACGATGCTACGCGCCAGGCAAACAATCTAGCCAGCCATCTGCACCGGGCCGGGTATTTCCGTAATCCTAAATTATGGGATAAGCTAGACACGCTCGACATATACACGCAACAGCAGCACAAGGCATACATCGAAAAGCAACCGTGTTGCGGTAATCTGGTTATGCCTGGGTTTAATCTGGCTTGTTCCGGTGATGTGGTGTTGCATCATGCCCGTACTGCAAATAATTCTGGAATGGGTATCAAGCCCCCGCACTGGTACGGCGTCCCGGTGTGTTATTCGCACCATGACATAATCCACCGCCAGGCTACGCATAACGAGCGTACAGCCATCCTTGAGGCCGCCGTCCAGTACACCGCAGGCCAAGCAAAGGCCGCGCTCAAGGCGCACCTAGGAATCGCTTCTCTGGCGGACCTAACTCTGGAGCAGCTAAATGAATTTGAGCGAAACGCTCACCTACAGATCACAAGTAGTTACTGAGGGCGGCTACACATGGAGCGAGGAATTTCGTCATGAGTGCGAAATCAATTGGGCGGCTAGTCTCCCAGTGCGCGACCTCGCTAAATATCTTGCCGGGGTTCAGCGAAAACGTGGCAACGAAACATTTAGGCGCATCGAGCCGGCAATCATCGAAGCTAGAAGAGATGCTGGCATTCCAATTTCAAGCGTTGTCCTTGCCCGAGCCATTGCGAGAATACAGATTTAATAAAGCAAGACGCTGGCGTTTTGACTTCGCTTGGCCGGATGCTGTCCTGGCAGTAGAGGTCGAAGGCGCTGTTTGGTCCGGCGGGAGGCACACAACTGGCACCGGGTTTACTGCCGATTGTGAGAAATACAACAGCGCCGCAATACTAGGCTGGGCCGTCTTAAGGGTGACGGGGCCAATGGTAAAATCCGGGGAGGCCGCGCAGATTGTCAAACAGGCGCTCATGTCTAGGACTACTCTAGACAAAACGAAGTGAACCGGGCCAAAAAAAGATTGATCTGTGTTACTTTTTTTGGTATTTTGACGACCGGCAGATTTTTTGCCGCAACCACTAACGAGGAAAATTATGAAAAAATCTGACAGCATAGCCGAGCTTTCGGGAGCCTTAGCCCTGGCTCAAGCAGAGATGAAAAACCCGGCATTCGATGCCGTAAATCCGTTTTTCAAGAATAAGTACACGTCTCTAGCGAGCGTGCGTAACGCGGTGGTCCCTGTTCTCAGTAAGCATGGGGTGTCGATCATGCAAGACGTAACAACCAGTGAAGATGGTACGTCAGTGATGGTTACGACCATACTAATGAAGGGTGACGAGTGGATAGAACTCGGGCCACTGAGTCTGCCGACCTATAGGATCGACAAAGGCATGGAGATGAAGGCCAACGCCCAAAGCATGGGGTCGGCTGTAACTTACGGTAAGCGATATGCCCTATTG